AACTGCACCCATTTAACCTTTGCCAACTCCGCATCAAAAAACTCTTTGTCCGCCTTCTCTAGTTTTTCAATCTCGGCTTTGATCTGTATAACCTTTTCCCACTCTTTCGTGCCATGCTGCTTGATAAAATCAACCCTTAATTTGTACTCTTCATCCGATATTTTCTTTCGGTGCTTGTACTCCTCAAGGGCTTTGTATATTGCACGTTCTTTCTTTAGCTCGGCTTCTCTGCGTTCCCGTATCTTTTGGTTTGCTTTTTGCCTTGCTAGATCTATTGCCTCCTTCTGAACATCCTCGATGTTCTTACCAATCTCCTTACCAGCTTCTCTGCCAGTCTTAAACCCCTCGCTGATCCCCTTGGCTCCAGCGCCCAATCCGAGTTCGTCTGACATAACTCACTGTTCTTTGCCTCAGAGTGTTGATCCACCAAATGACATATTGGCTACTACAATAGCTACGTGCTGCTCTGGGTCTTCAAGCGGGTCTCCACAGTCATTGCACTTTTTGGCGGCAAGCTCGGCTTCGTCTATATCACGCCCACAGTTAGGGCAGTAGATTTCAATGGTATGGCGTGGCTTAAACTCAGAGCCTTCTATAGAGTCTTGAATTGTCTTAATCATAGTTACTCCTTAGTTTTTCTGAGCAATAATTAAATCAACGTATTTGATACCTAAATCTAATGCGCTCCCACTAAATGAAGCTGAACCAGAGCTAAATGAAAACGGGTGTGTATGCGAACCTCCACCTCCTGTTGCACCCGTTGGCTGACCAAAAGATAATTCCCCAGGGTAAAATCCCAGATCATTTGGATTTGGTGAAGGACCAAAAGATGGGTGTGTATGGCTAGGAATTTGAGGGGTAGTTAATGTAGTTGCGCCAGCTGATCCTGAAATAGAGCTAATGGTTATAGAACCACTTGGAACTGCGCTTGATGACGTTGCAAATACCGTACTAAAATCCAAAGTTCCACCAGAACTAACAGATCCACTAACTAATCTAAATCCAGCATTGTTAGTGCTAGTATCTTTAGTCCATCCAGTAGGAGCATTGGTCTGATTAAATGTCATCCTAGTGCCCGAACTAAACTCTGGAGATGGAACAGCCGAAGTCCAAGTCGTTCCATTAGAAATAAGTGCATTACCAGAAGATCCTGGGGCTACAAAAACGGGTGTAGATGTTCCGTTACCAAGAATGACATTGTTAGCTGTTAAGGTGGTTAATCCTGTTCCGCCTTGAGCAACTTTTACAAGACCGTTTGCGCTTGGCGTGTTTGCCAATACAAAATTTGTGCCATCACAATAAACAATAGCGGTTGTACCGTTGGGAATAATTACACCCGTGCCAGTTAAACCAATAACTCGGATGGCATATCCGCCAGTAGTATTGTTAGCAACAATGTATAGCTTTTCAACTACAGGGGGGATGAGATCACGCTGCGCATTATTAGTGCCTGTTACTACTAAAACCGCATTTCTGGCCTCGTCTGTTACACCATTAAAGCTGGTTAATGTATAGTTGGCATCTGTCATCACTATTGAAGTAACGCCAGTAATAGCCTGTTCTACCAAAGTACCAAAGTTAGTATTAGTTGTTTGACCCCAAATACCAGATTGATCGCCATCCCCAATTAAAGTCAGCTTTAAACTTGTCGAATATGTACTTGCCATAATTTATCCTTACGCTGCTAATACTTCTGTCCAATTTGGCGTCTGCGCAGTATCAACAAGACCCCAAACATTTTGCTTCTTAAGTCTAACAACGGTTCTAACTCCAGTCAAATTAACGTCTGCATTTGCTTGCGCACTAACAGTTCCAACCACCCCAATAGCATTTACACCAGTCAAACCTATTACCGCAGTTCCACCAGTGGTTACATTGCCTAATAGTGTTGGTATACCAAAACCAGTAACATCAATAAAGTTATTGGTTACAAGCGTTACATTACCTAGTAAGGTCGGTACAGCAAAGCCAGTAAGGTTAATATCAACACTACCAGTAGCATCAACATTACCAACCAAAACTGGAACTGCAAACCCAGTCAGATCTAAATTACTGTCTGCAACAACACTAACTGTTCCAACCAATACTGGCGTAGCAATACCAACTAAATCTAAATTGGCTGGCGCAACAATCTCAACCGTGCCTACTTGACCTACTGTACTTACACCTGTTACATCTAATATTTGCTCTGCAACTACATCAACAGTGCCTACAACCCCGACAGCAGACACACCCGTAACAGATACGACTTGACCAATAGTTAGCGGCTCGGCACTAAACGCCTCTTCTGCTATGGATGAAAATCCAAAGGCCATGATTTACCCTATATAAACCAAGTAACAATGGAATACCGTGTACCGCTAGTCACGGGCATAATTTCGTGGGGGTACATAAAATTAGAAGGAAACATAATGCACGATCCTTTCTTTAGTTTATATACTAAATCACGATTAAAAAAAGCAAATTCACCGCCTTCGTAGTCATCATTCAGAGCAAATGAACAAGACACAGCACGAGGATGATCTTTAAAAGAATCGGTATGTTCTGTGTAAAATCCATCTACATTATATTTAAGCAATTCATACCCAGAATCTTGCTCAATATTACAATTAACAAAATGATTTTTATATTCTTGTATAGATTTTGCTGCACAGTTAAAAAGTTCTTGATCTAATTTTTGTCGTACATCTTTATTCTTTTCTATAATACTGTTAAAAGAAATTCCAATTGTTTGGCAATTACGCACGTTTAGATTCTTTCCACCTTTTATACTGGCACTTATCCAATCATTGCATTCTTTGTATTCAGCAAGCACAGATTCACATAATCCCAGTGGGATTACATCGGACATAACAAAAATATAGTCTTGTAATTGTTTCATTGCTTTTTATCAAAGTACGCCCAAGCGTTTGGGCCTTTAACACGTACATAATGCAAAAATACTTGGCTATAGTAATGCCCAGTAAATTTTTCTCTCCAATGTTCTGCAATACACCCAAAATAAATTACTGCATCGCCAGGATTAAGTTCAAATGGAACTCCTTCTCCCAAAGGTTTTTTTATATAAATAGGCCATTTAGCGTCACCACCAAGATGCACTGTCAAACTGATTTCGCATGCTGGCCTGTCCAAATGTTTTACAAGCTGACTATCTGGCCCATAAACCATACAATAAGAATATGTTGGTAAAACAGATTCTTCTATTAAAACCCCAACTTCATTTGTTTTTTCACAAAGTAGTTCTAAAAAAGGTAGTGCATCTTGATATGCTTTGCCAAATAAACCGCAATTTGAGCGTGGGTCATCAATTAAACGTCCTTCATCTCGTTCATTTAATAACCAATAATTTAAAACTTGAGCACGTTCCTGACTAATAAAATTAGGAACGAACAAAAAATTGTTTTGCTCAAGCTGGGCGTTCACTTATTACTATGCCTGTTGGTTGGCTTGTTGCGCAGCTATTATTAACGCTTGTTCAGCTTGTTCAGCAGCGTCCCATTTAGCTATACAAGAATTTGCCCAATCTGGCAAAGATGTAATTTCTTGATTTTGTACTAAAGGTGACTTAAATTCTATATGGCCTTTATTTGATTCGTGTTCTTCCCATTGAAGAGCATGAACGTCTGCGGGTACTCCGCAAGTATTTAAATCAAGGCCTATATGAGCCTTATCGTTTTTTCTAACTGTTCCATCAACAGGGAGGATAGCTATTCTCATTCTTCGATACTCCTAATCAATTTGGGTTGTTGTGTTTCGCCAGAAGCTGCCGCTAATATTAATTGAGTGTGCGATTCGTTGGCCTTAACCATTTCATTTCTAAACGATTCAACCGCTGCACCCGTTTGTCGTTGTTGACCTGAATTTTCAATTAATAGCATGGGAAGCCATGATATAGCGCACTCATAGCTGTCTACTTGAGCGCCACTATTCATATCGTAACCTTGTACACGGGTATACCAAGCACAAGTAAGCCCAACACAGTCTTTTTTAATTAGTGGGCAAAATGTTCCGTTTTTAAGTGTTCCCATTTTTAATCCTTAATTCTTAGTTGCACGAATAACGTCAACGTACTTTACAGCAAGATTAATTGCATTTCCACTAAACGAAGCAGTACCACTTGAAAAGCTAAATGGGTGGGTATGCGAACCACCACCACCAGTAGAACCTGTTGGCTGACCAAAAGATAACGACCCAGGGTAAAACCCCTGATCATCGGGATTTGGTGAAGGACCGAAAGATGGATGTGTATGGCTAGGAATTTGAGGAGTAGTTAATGTGGTTGCGCCAGCACTACCACTAATTGCACTAATTGATACAGATCCAGTTGGCGTTTGACTTGCAAAAGCTGTGGTGAAATCAACAGTACCACCTGTACTTGCCGTGCCTGTTACAACACGTAATCCAGAATTGTTATAGTTAGTCGAATCTTTAGTCCAACCAGTAGGCGCAGCAGTTTGACCAAACAACATAACCGTACCAGCATCAAATCCACCAGAAGCTGCTGGTGCTTGAGAGATCCAAGTTGTGCCGTTTGAGGTAAGAACGTTATTGGCTGTTCCAGGAGCAACGACCTTAACCGCACTAGCACCATTACCAAGAATAACGTTTTCAGCGGTTAAATTAGCAGAGCCTGTACCACCGTACTGAGCACCTAAAGTGCCAGAAGAAACGTTTGAAGCATTAATGGCTGATAAAGATGATCCAGAACCACTAAACGTGTTTGCTGTACAAGTTCCAGTTATATCAAATCCAGAAGATTGAACTCTAGCAACTTTAACTTGATTTACACCTAATGTTAGTCCAGTTGCCGTTGCCGTAGAAATTACTGAATCATAAGCACCTGATCCAGTTGCAATTGCACCGCCAGTTGAAGCGTCAAGACCAATTAACAAATTAGCGCCAGTACTAGCCATCTGCATGTACTGGTAACCAGTAGTTGCACTTGCGGCACTAAAAATTCTAGTGTTATTACCCATTGTTGAGGTAATAAGTCCACTAAATGAGCCAGTTGATGCTGATAACGCACCACTGAGCGTAGTAGCAGTAACTACGTTTCCAGCAAAAGATCCATTAGCATCACGGGCAACAATAGTACTTGCTCCGTTAGCAGAGGCTGCGGTGGTGTAATTATTAGCAATTACGTTAGCATTCCATGTACCAGCCGTAAGCGTACCAACTCCTGTGATGCCTGTATATGACCCCGATACACGAGCCGAAGCTACAGTACCAGCAGACAAGTTTGAGGCGTTCATCGAAGTAATGGATGTACCGCCACCGCTTAAATTTGTAGCGTTTACAACGTTGGCATCAAAAGACCCGTTAGCATCACGAAGCACAATAGTGGAAGCACCATTGGCAGAAGAAGCAGTAGTCCTGGCATTTGAAATAGTCCCCGAAGTAATGTTGGAAGCATTGATATTTGTACCGCCAGAAATATCACCTGAAATATTTGCCGTAATCGTATTGGCTGAGAAGTTTCCACCAGCGTCACGAGAAACAATGGTTGATGCACCATTTGAGCTGGATGCCGTAGTACGAGCATTCGCTACAGTTCCAGAGGTTACGTTAGAGCCGTTTATTGATGTAATTGTTGATCCAGCACCAATAAAGTTTGCAGCAGTTACGTTGCCAGCTTCAAATGCTCCATTGGCGTCCCGCAGAACAATCGTACTTGCGCTATTAGAAGAACTTGCTGTAGTACGAGAATTAGCAATTGTGCCGCTTGAAATATTAGAGGCGTTGATTGCACTAATTGCAGAGCCGTTCCCTGAGACATTGGTAAACGCACCAGTCGTGCCATTAAATGTAGTGGCATTTGATGTAGTTGCCGTAATAGTGTTAGCGGTAAACGAGCCTGTTGAATCACGAGCTACGATAGTCGAAGCACCATTTGCATCCGAAGCAGTGGTTCTGGCATTTGCCAAAGTGCCGACAGTAATACTAGAAGCGTTAATTGCTACGTTAGCAGCGTTGGTCAACTGACCTTGAGCGTTAACTGTAATTTGAGCTACATTGCCATCGTTACCATATTGCGCTGCGGTCACAGCAGTATTAGCAATACTAAACGTTAGATTGGAAAGATTTAATCCTGTACCAGCTGCATAGATTTGAGCAGAGCTAATCTGGGCAAAAGTAATATTAGATGAGCCAAACGTAATGGTTCCAGAGGTTGTGCATACATAAGTTTCACCAGCGCCTGTATTACCAGATTGGACAAAGAAAGCATCGCCCGCACCCAAAGTATTTGGATTAGCCAAACCAAACGTATCGGCATCGGTTGCACGAGTAAGTACCCATTGAGCGCCACCTGGATCAGGCGCCCCTGGATTTGTAACCGTATAGACACCGTTGTGGGCCGCATTAGATTGCTGATATACCAATACACGAGCCGTATTAGATAGAGTTACACCATCAATTACAAGAGCTACGTTAGAGCCGCTGTTTGTTAGCGTAGCACCTACACCATTTCCAGCACCATTTGGTTGGTTATAAACAGCAACTAAAGCCGTTGGGGACTCAACTAAAACCGCCTCATGATACGAAACACCTTGAGAGAAAAGTCCATCTACATACTGTTTATTGGTAATGTCGGTGTTATTTGCAGCATTGGTCGTAATGGTTCCAGCAGTTAGCGTAACCGTGTTAGCAGTTAGGTTTGTGGTGTTGATTTCGGTAAATGTAACAACGTTTGTACCATTACCAAATACTTCAACCTTACCCGTTGCATCGTTAATGTAGACCGCTTGCTCAGCTGGTTGCGTAATAAATACTTCTAAAACGCTTGAACCACTAAAGTTGGTTTTGGTCGGAGCACCCGCAGAGGATGAGAAAACAGTATCACGACTTAATGTTGATGGAGCAGTAAACGTACCAACACCAACCTCCCACTCGGTATCAGACCCAGCGGTTAAGTTATGGATGGTGTAATAAACGGTAGAACCAGAAGCTATAGCGGCATTAAATGTCTGGTAGCCAGGAAATGCGCCACCTAGAGTAATATTGCCTGTGCCAGAGCTAGAGCTGGATTCTTTAACCCTATCTTTTAAGACCAAAGCCATACGGCCCCCCTAATTACGAAGCGGTCAAACGAATAATTGCGTTGCTTGCATCAGCAGTTGGGAAATTCACTGCGAAAGTACCATTAGTTGAGGTCTTATCGCCACCAAAAGCTAATACACAGACAGCTGCGTTAGACTGACTATTGTTGTATATCAAAGCACCATTGGCAGTAATGGTTGCGTTAGCCCAAGAGGTATTAGCAAACGAAATATAAGCTACGTTACCAGTATTGGTTGGGGTTACGCTAACAGTTAAAGTATTGCCACCAGCAGAATAGTTGCCAGTAGAAGCCACTTCATTGGTTGCAGAATAAGCAGTTGTGTTTTCATTTAAAGTAGCCGAGCTGGTATACAAAGCTAACTTAAACGTATTTGCTGAAAAATTGTGCTGACCATTCAAGAGTTGAACCTTGAACGATGTAGCCATTGCTTGGGTAATTGCCATTTTTTGCTCCTAAAATTATCTTACGGGTCCAGGTACAGGTAATCGTAATTGTCCATCACGATAAGCACTACGTCTATCTTTACCATCACCCAAGTCTTTGAGTAACGCTAAGGATTCTTGGTATTTCTGTTCGTAGTAGGCCACTAAATCTTGTTCTCCCTTTTGGAAAATAATGGCTTCACGTAACGAACCATACAACAAAACACTTTCAAAATTATCGCCCAGCCAAGAAGTCCCAGTTGGGTTCTGAATATTATTTACAGGCACTGAGAATCCAGATCCCGTGCCCCCTATTGTAGAGGTTGCAGCACTTAATGTATTACCAACCAGATATAAATATCCAGGGTTTACTAAAGTGATTGCGGTCACCGCTCCACCTGATACGGTAATCGTAGCTGAGCCATTTGATCCATCGCCACCAGTCAGTGGCACGTTCTCGTATGTACCGTTGGTGTAGCCAGATCCACCAGTGATTGTGCCAAAGCCAGCAATACCACCCTGAACAATTGTGGTTGGGTAGTAGTAATAGTGCAGCTCGGTCTGGTAATCGGCATCTGGAGTCGGCCCAATAATATAGGTATAAGGCTCGAACTGAGCGTAATACTTTGGCGTCCCAGTATCTGTGGTTGGATTTGGGTATGACTGTCGAATAAAGTTGACATCCTTGTCAATCAAATACTCGTAGTTACCACTAGCATCAATTACAGCCAGCGAGAAAGAAGCCAAATAGTCACTGGGGAGGGCTAAGTAATAGTCACCGTTGGTAAAGTTGCCGATGACATTCTTACGGATAGCGGGTATCTGAACAGCGTTATAGACACGCTCTTCGCACAGTTGAACAAAGTTAGGGATGTTGTAGACAAAGAGTTGCTCTGTTGACTCAGCGTAACTTTGTATGGCTTCAGATAACTGCTGGTAGTTCATTAGCCCATCTTCCCGCTGATTTTGCGACCTTTGGTAGCTGCGCCATAACCACGCATAACGCCAACACCGTATGGGTTCTCTTTAGCGTAGTTACCCTTGCTAATGCCACCAGTAGACATATTCATGGTGTCCATTACTTTGGCACCGGGGGTGTATCCGCTATAGGTGTTAATGTTGGTAGCCCCACCTTCCATGGTGTGTGGCTGAGCATAGACTTCAGCTGCACCTACCTCTTTACCCATGACTTTTTTAGAAAATTTAGCCATTATCGACCTCTCTGATTAGCAATACGAGCCATGTTGCGTCCCATAGCCTTCATGTTCTTATTTAAAGAACTTTTGTTTGGCTTGGGGCCTTTATCAATGATGTGCTTACCATCGTTTGGATATACCTTGGCATCGGTTCTGCCAGTCTTGGTAATCCCATCTGCGCCTTTTTTGTACATTTTTAACTCCTTAAGTTATCTCTACCGTTACTGTACCAACAATTACCTGTTGAACCAAGTCATTTGGGGTTAATCCTGCATCAGGACCCCTACTTCCCCCAACTGGATTCCAACCCCACTGTATTACTCTACTACCCAACTCTGGACTACCAAACCCATCTGGACCTACGCCCGTAACGTTAATTTGTAGCCCGCTTTGTCCTGACACAAAATAACTAATGTCTGGTCTTGGCTCTCTGACAGCTTGCGGGTCATTTACTGGATACATACCCAACTGTAATTGTGGATGATCCGGATCCCAGCATGTCTTACATACTTTGACCTTGTACGGCTTAGTTTTTAATGTCTGTATCCGCAACTCCTTAAGCTTGTACCGCTGCGCACACCGGTCGCATTCAGCAATTGCATATTTTCCAGAAGCAAACTTATTTGGCATAACATATCAACGGTAATAAAACATATTGCGTGGTACAAAACGAATTGGGGCTTTCTCCCGATCCTCTGTAGAAGCTAAATCCCATTGCTGTTCATAGTCGGCTTTAAGTAGCGGGATACGTCCAGGATCAACACCCGGCATCTTGACACTAAGATGGTAAGCCAGACCAGCAGCCATGCAAGGGATAAAACGGAATGGAATGTCCTGCGTGCGCACGCCCCCGCCTGCGTCTTGAATACGGCGCATTCTGTAATACACATATGTGTACTGTGTTCCGGGTGGATTTGGGCAAGGCCAGACGTTTACGCAAGGTAGCTGGTTATTAAATACATCTGTACCGTTTGTATGGGTTGCTGCAGTTGTACCATTTTGTCCACGCCAAGCGTTAAGTATTTGATTACCAACAATATTTTGATAAGCAATAGTCTCGTTATCGATATTGATAAAACCTTGAGTTGGCAAGTTGGCTGTACTTGTCAGAGTAATTGTGGTCTGATCCGTGGTCGTAATGGCAGCTGCCAGAGTTGTCTGGGGAACGGCTGCTACGCCACCGCTTTGACGGTTAATAAACACCTGAATTGGGCGCCCATTGGCGTTTTTATTAGGAATCGTGATGTAGTCAGACTCACTAATACGATTAATATTGATGTCAATTTGATTGTTACCAGCACCGTTATTAGTACGGATTACTGAATCCAAAAGATCAATAGTATCAACAGGCAACGGATAAATTGCCTGGTTTGTGTTCATAATGAACTGGCCCTGCTCAACTGTCCACAGGTTGATGCCACGATTTGCCCACTCAATGGTAAGCAGATTCAAAGACCGCCGTGCAGTACGGAAGTCGTAACCAGATCGAACTTCTAACCCACAACGCTCAAACGCCTCTTCAATGAGGTCGTTGATGTCCAAATTAAAGGCTGTTGTTCCAGTGGTCTTTGCCATTATTTCTTCGCAGTCTTAGCAGATTTTATGAACGCTTGCTTAGTTGGCGCACCCTTGCTACCAGGCTTACGCATCTTTTCACCAGAGCCAGCAGCAATACGCTTTTGTTTAGCGTGAATATTAGCGTATAAACCTACCTTGCCACCTTTAGCATATTGAGTAAAGTCCGTATTATCTCTACGGGCTTTAACTTTACCTTTAGGCATTTTAGATGGGGCAATATCACCCATACCACGAGAAGATCTCATTAGCAAATTTTTCCTTTAGTTTTACCACGAATAGCAATACCATCAGCACGAGCTGAAGCAGAACCACCTTTAGCCATACATTTGGTCTTACCACCGTATTTGTAGTTTTCATCAAACTTTTTAACTTCTTTGCTTGGCATATATCCTTTAAG